TAATCAATTTTGTTTTTCATAGGGTCGTTCATTTCGAAGTTTCTTCTAATAGATAAAACTTGTCTTGTACTTTCTTCTATAGATACGATGTAAGGAAGTTTAATTCCTGTTGGCTGACCATCTTTACCTATATCTTCAAAGCCTTCTAAATCTAAACTAATATGACATTCTAGAATTGTGAACATACGTTCATCTCTTCCTTTTGTCATTCCTTCTAGTCTTCTCTCTTTAGCTTCTGTCTCTGTTTCGTTTAGATGTGCTGGGTTAAGTTCTATATCTCTATAAAATCCACCAACTTGTTGTTTTCTTAATTCGTTCTCAGTCATACGAACCATGTGAATAATAGATTCGCAATCATCTAAAGATGTTGCTGTGTAAGGTACAACTAAATCATCAGCAGGTACAAATTTAGAAACTGTTCTCTGCATAATTTCATCGTAGTAAATTTTTTTAAATGCAGATCCTGCTAGGGGTAAATAAAATAACATTTGATCAAACTCTGCTTCGTATTCTGGCATCTTGTCCATAATCTGATAGTTCATAAAATCTTTAACACGATCAGCTTGTTGTTGTTTCATTGGATCTATTTTTCCAAGAATCTGAGTTCTTACAGGCCCACCCGCGGGTAATAATTCTTTGTAAGCTAATGATTGAAATGCTGTAACCGCTTCTGCTAGTACAGGGTGTGTTGCACCTGATGCACCTTTGAAGGGCTCTGATCTATCGTCGTATTTAAAACCCAATAAATCTAATCCTGATGTGTAGGCTCTTTCCCAATCTTTTCTTGAAGATTTGTATTCTGTGTAATCTGTTACTAATAAACTTCCTAATGGATCTAAAACATCATCTGGTAATAATTCTGCTAAATTAGCAAAGTGATCACCACCTTGAATAGGTTCTACTGCGTTAGGATCAAAATTGATATCAACGCTGCCATCTGGGTTTTCTAAAATATTAGCTGGTTCCTTCATTGCATCAGCTGTTTGTTGTTGCTGTTCAGCTTGAAGTGCTTTTTCGTTAGGAAATTTAATTTTATTGCTAATAGTATTAGGTAATGCTTTATCTATCTCTGCCATTTATTTTCTCCGTTATCTCTTACCATTTTTCATGAAAGAAGCCAAGCCCTGTGAATTGGGCCCTCTTTCAGGTGGTATGGTTCTTGTTAAACTAGTTAAACCGCCAGAGGCCTGTCTGGTTCTATCTTTATCTTTAAGAATTTGTAATCTAGTTTTTTCTAAAACCTGGTCTTCAGGCTCCATTTTTAAAATTCTACTTGCTTCTTTAACGCTTATATTATTCTCCTCTGCAAACTTCATTGCTCGTTTAATATTTTGTGGACCAAACTCAGTTTGTGTAAAAAAATCAATAGAGTCATCTGAGTGTACTACTATTCTTTGATCTTTAGGTAGATCTTCAGAAAACGCTTTAAACACATTTTCGTTATTACCAAGTTCTGGTTTAGCCTCTAACTCTTTTATCATATTTGGAAAAGTTTGATTAACATATTTAGAATCAGCGTCTGTTTTACCAAAAGCTTGTTTAAGACTATTTTTCATTCTTTGAATAATAAATTGAGATTTAGTAAATCCTCCTATGCCAAAAGAAGCACGAGCCATGCCGCCGGATGCAAACTTGCCTTGAGTTCCATAAACTTGCTCTGTACCCATATCTTCTGCTAATTGAGATAAAGGTGCGTTTTGTTGATCTGTAAAAAATTTTAAATATTCTTTATAACCTTTTATTGCTTTTTCTTTTGTTAACTCAAGCCCTGGTTCACCAAAAGTACCTTTTTTGTATAAATCATTAATACCAGCTCGTATATCTGGTTCTCGCATAAGCATTTTGTTTCTAAAACTTCCAAAAGTTTTTGTTGGTGCAAAAGATTTTTTAGATACACCTGCGTCTACTTCAATTTCATCAGATATATTTGGAATACCCATATCTACATCGTCTTTTGTTTGTTTTGCTAGCATTGACTTTGCTCTATCTGAATCCATTATGTTTTCCATTTTTCTTTGATAAGAAATATTGGTTGCACTTCCTGGATCTAATAAATCTACTAATCTTGTTCCTGTTTTATCAAATGGTTTTTCTATTTCTGCCATTGTTTCTTTTAATATTTTTTCAAGAGTTCCCGTATCAGTGCCTTCTGCTTCTGAAGTAATTATCTGTTGTTGTAATAAACTTATTTTATTTCTTAGGTCTGTTGCTTTATCAACTAAAAACTCTCTGTCTGTAAGACCTGCTCTTTTTTTTCTTAAGTCATCAGCTTTACCTTCTCTAAATGTAGCAGCTAAAAAAGCCTCGTTTTTTGGTCTGCCCATATAACCTCTGATACCAGCATCAAGTCCAATAACAGCACCTTCGCCTACCACACCAAATTTTAATAATGTTCTACCTGCTTTAAGAGCTCTTGCCCCTGCAGCTGTTTTTAAATCTTTAGTTTCTTCTACAATAATTTGAGATGTTTTTATGGGATCTTTTTTAATTGCATTAGCACAGTCTCCAGGTAATCCACCATTTGAAAGAGCATTACATATTTTTATTTGTTTATTTTTTGGTAAATTTTCTACTGCTTCAATTGTCTCGCCCACATCAGCTATATCTAATTTTGAAAAAGCTGCCTGACCTGTTTTTTTATCTTTTACTGCAGTATAAAATTTTTGTACGTTGTCTGAATTTTGAGCAAACATATTTTCTGTATATTTTTTTAATTCCTGTGGATTTAGGTCGATTAATTTTTTAGCTCTAGGGTTTACTTTGTTAATATTTCCTACTCTGTATTGTTGATCAACCACAGACATATCTGCAAAAAGATTTTTTGATTCAAACTTTTGTCCAACACTTGGTATTTTTATACTTAATTTTGGTATTCTTTTTTCTTGCCCTTTAAGATAAGGAAATTTTTTAGTTTCTTTTTTAATAGCTTCAATAGACTCATCTCTAATAGAACTCATTTTGTTTTTTAAATTAATTAATTGTTGTCTTGTTTTTTGTGTAACAGGTTTATTTACTAATAAATTTAATTCTTTAAACACAGAATCAAACCGAGAATCAAAACCTTTTTTATTTAAAATATCCATATTAACTTTAGGGTCTTGATAGACTCGACTTTGTATATCTAAAATATTAGAGTCTTTAATTAAGTTTGGATATTTATTTGCTACATTAACTGAAACAGCGTGGCCCGCATCTTCTACTGCTCTAGCAATAAATACACCCTCTTGTTTTGAACTTCTTGCGACATTGTTTATTATTTTTTTTTCAAGAGCGTCTAATTCAGGGTCTACTTTAGATATATTTTTATTTCTTACAGATTGTGATTTTTGCTCACCTCTTATTTTTGTTTTATAATTAATTTTTTTTGCAAAATCTGACAACGAATACTCTTTTATATTTGAAGTTAAGGGTTTATTTTCTATTCCAAGATCTAGTAAAGTTTTTGTTAAATAATCTCTATCTTTTCTTTTTGAAATATTAATTCCCACTTTATTTGCTAGATTGTTTATAGTTAAATACTCTTTACTCTTAAAGTATTTTTTTAACATATCGGGATTTTTATTTAGTTTAGTGGTAAAATCTGTCTGTCTAAGTGTTTCTCCTTTAGGTTCTATAATATTTTTAAGTTTAGTTCCCTGTCCTCCTTGCTCAATACCGGCTCTATTAAATTTAGCTTTAATAGCTTCCATGTTACCAATACTTTCAGCAGTTGTTTTGAAATTTCCATTGAAGTGTTTATTTTGAATTTTTTTAAATTTTTCAAAAAATTTTGGGTCTTTAGATTTTAACAATTTTTTTAAATTTTCAACATCGCCGCCTTTATCAAACCCAACTCTGCCTCCGTCATTTAACTCCTGTGTAGGTAATGGTATCTTGCCGTCTTGCAATCCTCTTGGATCAATCATGACTCCAGTTCCTCTACCTTCAGAGTTATAATTTTCTGGCATGACATTTAGTCTTGGTAATTTTCCTCTATTAGAAGGTCCTGGTCCAATGTCATCTACGTTGTCTGTGCCAATAAAATACTTCTTCGTATTGTATCTAGGCTCAGGTTGCTTGCTGTAATTTGCTTTGACTCTGTCTATGTATTCAAAGATATCCATTACAATAATTGACCGGCTAGTCCGCCTTTGGCAAATTCATCCGCTTCTTCGGCCATTTGTTCTCTATAAGCATCGGCTTCATTTTCAAGTCTAACTTCTGCTTCTCCTACTCTTGATTCACCCCTATATTTTTTTTCTTTAAACGAAATTTTTCTACCTTTTGCAAATCCCTCCATGCTTCTTGCATCACCAGTTAAAATATCATCAACGCTTTCTAAAATTTCTCCGTCAAAATCTACATTACCATCTGGATCCATATTAACAGGAACTTCTTCTGACGCTGTAAAATCTCCTTTAGTCTTAACAGCTTTGCCTTTTACTTGATCTATAACTTCATAACCTGGTGGTTGATATTCCATATCGTAAGATCTGTAATAATCATTTTGACCTTCAACAATAATTCTACCATCATCTGATTTTGTCAGTTTAATACCTGGTAATTCTTTAGTCGTATACTCCATAATATCTTTATCTATTTTTTTACCAACACCTTTAGCTACAAATTTATCTACAAGGTCCGGGAACCATGCAGGCATAGTTGTCGTTGTATTTTTAAGCATTGGGATTTTACTTGCAACTTTAGCGCCTTTAAAAAATTTACCTACAACAGGTAATGATGCTAGACCGCCCATAAGTTTTAAAAAGGCTCTTCTGTCCATACCGCCATTTTTAAATCCTATTCTACCACCGTACGCTGCACGCATTCTTGGGTCTGCCATGGCTTGAACATTCTCTTCGTAAGTTCTACCCATTCTTGCATCAAGGCCTTTGTCTGCTGCTTCTTGCATTCTTTGTTCAACTGAAGGAGGAGGCATATTATATCCAGTTCCTTCTGATATATCATCTCCTGGTCCAATCATTCGCATAACGTCTGACATATTATTAATTGGAAGATTTGTTATACTAGGTGCAATTCCTGTTTCTCTAGCAAGTTCTGCCATACCTTGATCATCTGCTACATTTCCTTGTTCATTCATCATAACGTTAACAGCAAATTTATTATCAGGTATTGTTTGTATGCCTGTTGACGTTGGTTGTGTTGTAAGTGTTGGTGCAGCTGTTGACATTGATTGTGTTGTTGGTGCAGCTGTTGTTGGTTTTTCTCCTATTCTCAAATAATTATCTGCTCCTCTATAATAATTTAATGTTGGTTCACCTCGCCTAATTTTTATTTGATTAAAAACTTTTTGTGCTATTGGACCCATACCGCCAAACATATTAAAATCTGAAACAGGTATAGTTCTCAATAACTCTAATTCCTCAGGAGAATATTCATCCTCATAACTTGACCCTGTAAAACTCATAAGTTCGTTTGGATCATACACGGGATAGTCATAATTCATTCCGCCTTCTTGTAACCCAACTCTACCACCTTGATTCAAGTGCAGTTGTCCTGCAATACCGCCTTGTGCCATTGCATCGGGATCAATATCATCAGGTAAATTTTTTAATTTGTCACCAAGATCATCTTCTTTTTTGTTGACAATATCTCTCATTTCGTCATCTGTGTAAGATTGTCTAATGCTTGGATCTTTTCTTGGTTTAAAAAAAGACTTATCTAAATTATTATCCATAATTTTTATATAGTCTGAATATTTTTCTGCTTGCATAAATTTTGGTGCAAGATTATCTAAAGCGTCTAAAACATCTTCACCATAATAAGTTCTAAGAATATCGATTGGATCTGTTCCACCGCCAGAAGGTTGTAAGATAGATTTAGTTTCTTCTGGTTTTAATTTAATTTTACCTAACTTAAGTTCTCTATTTAAAAACTCCCTAGATGCAGTTCTAACTTGACCTTCTCTTTCAATGTTAACAGGTTTTGCTGATGCCTTTGTTATATCCATAAAGATATCACCTTTTGTTTTTTTTAATTCTTCTTTTTTCATAACATTTCTCATGTCTGTATTTAATTGTTTTTTTAATCTTCTTTGTTCCAAAAGTAATTCACCTAAAGGACTATTTGGAGAAACATCTTCGGGTAACCCTAAGTCTGTTTTTAAAGATGCTATACCTTCTTCTGTCACTGGTTTTTTAGTTTTTAAATCTAAAATTTCAGCTTGTTTTGTTCCTGTGTTTTTTTGTGGAAACTTTATGTTGTACAATGTGTCAACATTGTTTTCAAAATTTTTCATTTGTCTTGCGTTTTTGTTACCAAACGCATACTGCATATTTTCTATTATAACTTTGGATGCTTCTTCTACTCCATCTTTGTTTTTTGCAAGATACTTGCTGCTAAAAGTATTAGCAAAAGGATTGTTAGTGCCTTTAGCTAATGTTTGCACATTAGTTGTTTGTCCCATCATATCGGACACAGCTCTTGCACCAAATAATTTTTGTAGTTTTTGTAGTAGTGTTAATCCACTTGTAATAGCCATTAATAATAAACCTTCTTAGTTTTTATAATCTCTTCGTCTCTATAATCTTCTGGATGGGGGATTAATCCTCCTTGTCTAAATCGCATAACAGCTTGAGTCATAGAATCGACTAAGTCATCATGATCGCCATAAGGAAACGCAGCACATTCTTCAATAACTTCCTGTGCAAAGTTCTTATGGGTTGGAGCCCATATCATACCACTTTCAAACAAAGGTGCAACTGAATTTACACGTGTATGCTTATCATTACCTTTTGAGGGACTAAAATTTACCACAGGTATACCCATGTTCCTAAGTTCATAGGTTAAAGGCAGTCCACTAGCTTTTGCCTCTATTAACACTGTCTCAGGTTGCCAATACTTATATTGTTCTAATGCTTTACGCCTTAATTCTGGAAACTCTAACCGTTCTTTGATTGCATCAACTAAAATTAAACTTGCGGGTTTATCTTCTGACTCTCTAAACACACCCCAAGTAGTAATTGCAGAATAATCGGCCGTTTCTTTTTTCATAAACGCAGTATCATAAGATTGTATAATGTGTTCTAGCGCTGGCATGCT